GACAGTGAGGTTTCCATTCCTCAGCGAATTTTCTCGGTCTGGCTAGAGCTGGTCGACAGGTTGATAATGTGTTCGACAGCATGGCATCGGGGTTCAGGGGTTGAGGTGCGGGTACGAGAGGGTTGGCACGCTGCGGAGATTGTAGTCGGCGGTGAGCACAGCGTCGACGGCTGGCAGGCAGATGATGTCACCGACATCGACTCCGTTGATGGCGGAGAGGAGCGTGGCGATGTCACTGCGCTGACAGCCGGGGAGTAGTGCCGGAGCGCCGTTTGAATCGTAGCGCGTGATGACACCCGGTAAGTAGCGCGCAAAAACCTCGAGGTCGTCGAGGGTTGCAGGAGCGGCGCGGTGTGCGATGTTCCAGGATGAGTAGCGTGTTTGCTTTTCGATCTGCGCGTGTGCGAGCGCCACGAGGGCGGCGTCGGCGTCCTTGACGCTGTCACGAAGGAGGCGAATGAAGGCGAAGTCCTGGTTGGCGTATACCCCACGCAAGAGCGCCTTCTGGAAGGCGATGGCGCGAGGGCGGTGGTCACCGCGACCGGGGAGGTCACGGATACAAGCGCCGGAGAATCGCATGACGACTCCGGGGTTGAGGACGGCCATCCAGCCGGTCTCCGAAGGGACGGGACTGTGCTTAAGGAATTGCAGACCGGAAGGGTGGTGTACTTCGTCGAAGGTGACGATGTATCCAACACTAGCGGCGCACTGGATGATTCCCGCGGGATCGTCTGGCCGAAGCCGGTCGATGGCGAAACCGATGAGGAAGGAGGCGATGGTGTTGATGAGCGTGGTGATAAGGTGTCCGGATGCGAGGAAGGGCTTCCCGTCGGAGGGCGCAACCACGAGGACGCACAAACCGTTGCGACTGCGGATGGAAACAGGCGCACGTAACTGGTCAACGACCGCAGCGACAATGTTACGGTAGCGATATGGAATGCAGGTATCGAGGTACGCGAATGTACCATCTCCGCGATGCGATGCGTCGCAGGAGGATATGTCGAGATTGCCTTTCACTCGACGACCGTTGGCGGAGACGTAGGCGATGCAAGAATCGTCGCTGTGCGCAGCCATGTCGAAGCTGGTGGTGTTGATTAGGCGCGTGAACACAGCGTCAAGTGCCTCAGGGGTTGGAGACAAAACGAATGTGTACCAGGAGGGCAGGGCGTAAGGAGGCGTCGTGTAAACGAAAGATCGTTGGGACAGGGCGTGTTTGATGGCGGAGATGGTTCGGAATCCCTGGAGGGACCCGGGGGTGCTCATGTCGCCTACCATTCTCTGGGGTTTGCGGGGCTTAGCGTTTTCAAGCGCTTTGCCCTTGGCGGCGATGTGGCGCCCCTTTACGGAGGCGATTGGCCGTTGCATTACCCAGTTGTCGGTGGCGTACACGCCGTTCAGATAGATGGAGACGCCGGCGTCCATGCGCAGGGCCCTTTTCATGTGCTCGTCGGCGACGTGGTCGTGAAGCTCGTCAGCGATGTGGGCGGTGTGCCCGGCTTCGGGCACGCCATGGTGGTCGAGTAACACGGC